AAGCTCTTTCAAGCCATGCATACTGTTTTCATCTAGAGCATGATGAGCAAGCATTGTATCGAAGTCGATATGAACGTCTATGTCGAAAGCTGACTTCAAGAACACAGCATCAAACTTTGCATTGTGTCCGCACGTTCTAACTCGCTGAAAGAACCTTTGTAACATCGGAACTACTTCTGGATAATCGTAAAGCAGTTCGTCATTGATTACTGTTGCATATCGAACATCCCAACACAACTGCATGCACAATACTGGAGCACGACTCTCTGCTGGTTTATCATACCAGTTGACATTGTCTGTCTCTAAGTCGAAAGCAACCATCACTCCATCTGGACATGCATCAAGAGCTTCTTGCAATTCTTTCACGCCGATAGGAATGTTTACGAGTGGAGGAGTTACCTTTTTATTGCTATTCACAGCAGCTCGAATTGAGTTACGTAAATCGCCAAATGCTGACGGCTTCCTCATCACATACGCTGGATGATAACCCTCGACTACCTTTCTTCCATGTAGAGGCAAACCCGGCAATGCTTCTCGAGCCACTTTACCTAGCACCAAGATAGTGCCCGTTGTCTCCTGCAACTCCGATACTAACCTGTCATGACAACATTGAATCTCTTCAGGTGTTGGTTCTCTATTACCAGGAGGTCTACACATAACGACGTTTGTTCGAAATGTGTTAGCAGGATCGAATCCTTCTGCACGAAGCAAGGCATCTAGAATCTGTCCGCTCTGACCAACAAAAGGAATACCTGCCTTAGCTTCTTCAGCACCAGGAGCTTCTCCTATTACAACCAATGGAGCGTCAAAAGATCCTGAAGGAGAAATATGTGGATGCCCGTATAAGGGGCATCCTTCACATCCTAGCATCTTACTCTCATCTATCATAACTTCACCACTACATTCTGCAAGTTCGTCACCATCGCTTTTGCAAACATCTCACGAGACTGTCGAACCGGCTTATCAAGGTCCACTGAATATGGACCAGGGTCTTGATCGAGCCATGAATCATGTTGAGCCCAAGCAACTGGAGCTGCACTATCAATGCCTCGAACGCGCCAACCTATTCCTTGAAATGATCGAAGGTCTGTCAGAGGATCTCCAAGAATACCTAACAGATGGAAGTTGATATTAGTCATGTCGCGTTGCAACAATTCCTTTATCATAAAAGCTCTCTCACCAGGTTTCGCACCCATCATTCGCTTTGGAAAGCCTAACGAAGAAAATGCAACAGGTATCTTATGTAAACAGTTAGTCCATTCATCTCGATCTTTGCCCTGTGCTACGACCATTCTCCGTCGTATTGGAATGAGTGAGATGATACTCAGATTATCGTACAGCAATTGCAACGTTTTCTCTGAGTCACCAAGTACGTCAGGTAAGATAATCTCATCAGCACCAGTCATCTCGGCATAGTCAATTATCTTACGTAAGTCCATCATACCTTCTTCGACAGTTCCATTGTCAATGATAATGAAGTCACCTCGCAATCGCCATCGATAACAGATACGTTCCCATTCTTCAGGCTGCTTGGCAACTTCATTAGCCAAGATAAGATGGTATGACGACATGCCCATAACTTCACTGGCGTTCAGTGTAGGTGATATAGGCGAGAATTTCATCATACTCCTTTCTTGTTGATAAGAGATAAGAACTCTTGACGTGCTTCACTCGAAGTCAAGAATACACCACGCATCTCAGACGTTGCCATTGACGCATCGTGAGCCTCAACACCTCTACAAGCCATACATGTATGTCTTGCTTCGATTACAACTGCAACACCCATCGCTGCAAGTCTGTGCTTGAGCTCTGACGCTACATTCTTGGTGAGCGCTTCTTGAGTACTCGGCCGCTTGGCTTTCCATTTCACTAAGCGAGGAATCTTCGATAAGCCAATCATCAACTCGTTAGGAATATATCCTACGTGAGCAACACCATAGTATGGAAACAGATGATGTGCGCATAGCGAACTGAATTGGATATCTCTGACGACGATAAGCTGATTCGCTACAGCTGGAAACGCTGTAAACTCGAAGTCAGGTAAAGGTTCTGGTTTGAACTCAGCCCAGGCTCTCAGGACTCGTTCAGCTGTTTTAGCAGGACTATCATCATACCAATCAGTTGCTCCGAACGATTGAATGAGAAGATTGGTAAGAGTCTCTACTTGATCTTTAGTTGCCACTGAAGCCTCCCGGAATAGCAGACTGGACTTTCAACGATGGCTTGCAATTTCATTACCCAATCATAAGCGGTTTTCTGATGGCCCTGTGAAGGCGGAGTTCCTTCTGGCATGAGCGTTACATTCACCAGACCAAACTTCTCACGAGCTCTGACTGTACTGTTGATGGCATCGAAGCCAACGACATCATCGATGACCCATTTGATTTCGTTACAGCGTTCAGAGATATCTGCTGCACCGATATACATCAAGTTAGGTTTAGGACTCCACGTAACCCAGTCAGGAACTTCCTTACCCAACAGATCCTGGAAGCCAGACGTTTCTAACTGAATGTAATGACCTGCCGCACGTAAGGCAAGAATCAATTCATCCAATGGCTGTAACGTAGGCTCTCCACCTGTGATAACAACATGAGTGGGTCGTGCAGGTACTTGCTTCATGATGTCTTCAATGGAGGTATTCTCGCCACCATCTTGCCACGTGTATTTAGTATCGCACCAAGGACATCCTACTGGACATCCCTGTAAGCGAATAAACGTAGCAGGCCTACCAGCCCAGTAACCTTCACCTTGCATCGTAGTGAATATCTCATTGATTCTCATTGCTCTCGACCTTTCACTGTACGTAATCCAGGGCCAACTTCATTAGAAGGTTGAGAGCCTTCTAAATCACGGCAAACCAATGTTGCGTAACCGGCTATATCTAACCAGCTGTCATAGTGTGTTGGATTGTAAAGCAGACGAACTAACTTTGATAAGATAGTCCACCAAGCATTTACATATCTCGGACACACTTCCATCATGTGGTCAAATGCGGCTTTCACAGGCAATATCATCAAAGCTGTCTGTGTCCATGCATCACCATATTGCTGACGACGATCTTCCAAGACTTTCTCTACGCGATTGTCGGAGTTGCTCATCGTGAACCCCACAATCTGAGAGTGCTATCTTGGGTAGGTGCTTGTTCGTACTCAGACGGATCTCTCCACCCGGCTGCATTGAATGCATGAATACGTTCTTGACATGTAGCGCAATGACCACACATCACATCACGACCGTTATAACAGGAGTATGACATCTGTAAAGGCACTCCAAGATTGGCTGCCATTCTAACGACATCACCTTTCGTATGCCCGTTGAAAGGAGCTTCGAACTGAACCTTCCTGTCGCTACCATAATAGATAGCCTCTTGCATTGCATGAACGAATTCAGGCGTGCAATCAGGGTAAGCACCATTATGAGCGTCATCGCCATGAACACCTGCGAAAATCTTGTCGCAATCGTGAGTCAAGGCTAAAATAGTTCCGATGCTCAGGAAATAAGCATTGCGAAAAGGTACTACAGTTGGCTGAGCACCTACACTATCGTGTGCTTCTTGATACGATAAGTCAGGCACAGGAATCTCACCCATCAACGCTGAGCCACTACCCATGAACAGCTCTTTCTGTGTTTCATGGACAATGTGCTCGACACCAATAAAGCGTTGATAGTGCTTGACTATCTCAGCGGCAGCCTTGAGCTCACGTTCGTTATGGACTGAACCATATCTGAACGACACAGCAACGATGTTCTCAGAACCGAGATTAGCTGCAACAGCCATTGTGGTCATTGAATCCAAACCACCAGACAATAGAACTACTGCTTTCATTCTTCCTCCTCAGAGTCGGGATAGTATGTTGCGCTTGTGTTAGGAGTCTCACAGACCTTGATGCAACCAATATGTAAGCCGGATGGCATCTGGTCGTACAAACGATTGTGAATGTATTTAGCCAGCAACTCACCAGTCGTGATAGGAATTGGTAACTGAATCGACTCTGAGAGGGAAGTATAAGACTGATTCTCCGTACCACACAAATACTTGTGATCCATCTCATCGATGATCGGCTTCACCAGCTCTTTGAGAAGAGCGTAATCAATTACCATCCCTTCGGTAAGTTCATCGGTCCAAATGACTACAGTTACTTTGTAGTTATGGCCATGCATTCGACCACATTTAGGATGGCCAGGAATCTGATGCGCTGCACTGAATTCGAAATCTTTAGATATCTCAAACATGTTACCTCCTTATAACTTGAACGTGATTGTTTTTGTGTGTAACTCATCTGGTAAGTCAAGACCCTGTTCCCTTGCTTTAGCTAAGTCTATACCATACATCCACACTCCTTCGACTGATTTGGGAGGCACAACATACGATGCCTCTAATAGCTGAGCACTGAGAGCATCTCGCTCCAATGCACTTCTACCTTGCCTTCGTCTAGCTGCTAACCACCATCCATGAGCTGTCGTAAGTTGGAAGTAAAGAACTTTCTCTTCAGGACTCCAACTCCACTTGAAGTACTCTTTACCAGCTGCACATGAGTTAGCAATCTCTTCTACCATAGCATCGACGACTGTATTAGTGTGCATCGATTTCAGGTTGAAGACCGTGGTAATACTTCGTTCCAAGCAATGATAGTCCGGCTCAGGAAGTCCTACTACCTTACACCATAACTTGATACCTAATGTTACGACGATATGATTGTTCCTAACGCGGTCAGGTAATGCTTGAGGAAAAGCTTTGAAGATTGCCGCACTGCTGTCTTTCAGCAGAGCCTCCATCTCACCTGACTCAATCATCTTCAGAGCTGTCTGAATAAGTACCTTACCTATGTTAGGTGCTTTGCGTCTTACTTCTTGGAACAGTCGATGGCACTCACTACCTTCTGCTACAGTCTTCGGATGAAGAAACGCGACTACAATACGCTCTCTTGCTGCAGGGTCTTGAATGAGATCCTCACCGTCTACACTGAATGGAGCCGATAGCGCGTAGTCGACTGTTGTCTGGTCTGCTTTGCCTCTAGGGTCATGACCCGTATCGTAAGCTAGCAGGATGTAGCGAATAAACTTCTCCACAGCGTCGTATCTGAATTCACTGAATGACACTGGGCAAGCATTTGTACTGCCAAAGACTGCTAGCGATACAAACCTCGTAGTATCCGCATTGTAGGATTTAGGCTCGGTCTGACTGAGCATTGGTAAGAAGACTCTCTGAATGAGTGTCGTCTTGCCTGATCCTTTCGTACCGACTACATCTAGAATAGGGAATCGATATGTCTGCTTCTCTATCCACGGCTTGATGATAGACGCTGTATACCAACCTATCATCAACCATGTGACTGAAGGTTCATTGAGGAACGGAAGTTTCTTTGCTGCTTCCATATCTTCAGGAACGCTAAAGTCGTGTGTCGGATGTTCTCTTTGATTAGGAAGCCATGCAATAGGCCCTGTGTATTCTTCAAAGACTTCATCTGACGACAGCACTTGCTTATCTGTTACGTAGTACGGTTTATCCTTCACCCAATGAAGACCTAAAGTAGGTGTTGCAATCACTCTAGGCATTCCTTTTGCTTTCAACTGATCAAGTAAGAAAGGCAACAACTGGCGCAACTCATTATCGCTACCTAAGAACGACCACGCTGCAACTAATGTCATCTTGTCTAACTTGTTCAATCCGTTGAAAGCTGATCTACCGAAGGTTACTTTGGGCCACTCGTAGGAATCAGCACGGACGGTACCTACCAATGCATCCTCAGCTTGGAAGGGCGTGCCATCAAGAAGCAGTTCTGGTTCAAAAGTGAACGTACTGATCTTGTGGCGGCCCCTTCTACCTTCCATATAATAACCGTCCTCACAGACAGTAATGGGGGAAGTCAAGACGGTGGAAGCAATTGGCTTCGCCGTCCGTGCTTTCTCTAAGGTGTGTTTCAGATAGTGCTCTTCGCTTGCTCGATGCTTATCTCCACAGGCCTGCTCGTTGAATATTCTTTCGACAAGGCTATCAGATGCACCTGCATTCGTTAGATTGTGTACGATAGACCAATCTCGCTCGCTCCTGGAATGAAACCCTCTAACATCGCCTGTGCGAATATGATGGCGAGTTGCTTTGGGTAGTTTTTCAAGCACAGCAAGGTCTTCTAAAGTATATGTGAAGGCTGGTCGATAATCGTGGAGCTCAACTGTCACAGGGGCTTCGGGTTCTTTCGTGTTGATGGAGCCTGGTATTCTGAGTATCCTGTTTGAGTTCCAGCAACCCTTGTCTCCGCCTACTACGTCATGTGCTAATAGCTTATTGAACCTCTCCATCTCTGTTATATCAAGAACAGGTTTGTCCAAGAAGTAATAAAGATGCCAGCCATGTCCACTGAAGACTTTGGCTGACGGAGGAAGTGTATACTGCGGCTGTGCTGGGTTATCAACGTCTACCCATAACGCAATCGTACCTAGTACATCTTCTTTCTCATTACCCTTGGTTTTTCTTACTGCGGGACCGAAATACAAATCTTGGTCCATGCCAGGAAGAGTGTCTGCTTCTATTGTAGAGGCATCGAGATAAGCATAGCGAAGTGCAGCTACCTTTCCCTCAGCAATCTTACCAGAAGCGATGGATATAAAACCACTCGGATCGAATAGAAAGTCTTTTATAAAGTTCACAATGTTCCATCCTGTAAAGTAAAGGCCTGGAGGTGGGTGTCCAGGCCTTGTTAGTGTGGCCGTTAGTTACGGCTTGATGCTGAAACTAGAGACGTGAAACTTTCTTGATGCGATTGCGGGCCGGATAAGGTTCACCGGTGTTGGGGTCAACATCAGTGCCGGGTTCCAATGCCACTTTCAGCATTGCGGTTTGGCCGACAAGTTCTTCGGGGTCAACTGAGCCACTGAAATCATTGGCGAAGTCGAAGGCCTGGAGAACTTGTTTGACGCGGAAGAGAGCGTTCGGGTGGAAGCTAAGGGAGTCGAAGATCTGACGACCATCGTGCTCGCCACCGATGATTTTCCAACGCAGGTCAATCTTGGGATAACCGGCTTTGGATGTGCCCACTTCGGCGTGGACAACTTCTGCTTCATAGTCACCATTAGGTACAGGATCCATAGAAGGAACGGCACTGAAATCGATTACTGGTAATTGGTCAGACATGGTATTACTCCTTTGGTTTGGGTTAGGTTATGGTTGTTACTCGGATACGGTTGGTTATTGGTTCCCACCAGAAGATGCAATCGCATCTAACACCTTAGTCATCGTCGGATCAGCAATGAATCCTAATCCGGTTCCGTACTGGTCTTTTGCTGCATAAGACCCTGTTGTTTTCAGAAGCATAACGGACACTGCATCTTTGTCAATACTATCATCTGTCACAGTAAGCTTCTTTTCCATTGCGGTATTCACCTTGGCTCTATTGACCATACGTGCTACCATATAGGCGATACCAGACACTTCACCTTCGGACTGCCCCCATAAAAGCGGAGCGTAATTTATTGTACCTGTAGCTTCATTTTTCTTCCCGTTCTCAAGTGTGACCACAATTACGTGGAGGTCATTGAGCTCATAGAAACGATTGGCCCAGTTGATCATCATTGCAAGGACTGTACCAAAGTGCTGAATCTGTGTACCAGGAAGAACATCACCAGGACCACTGTTCGTTGAGCCCATCACCTGCTTGAATGCAGACCGTTGAACTGCTGTCAATTGGTCCATGACCACGGTCTTGTAAGGCGGATGCAAGCCCATATCAGTAACAAGCTTATCACCTGCAGGCTGACCTGCTTTGAGCCACTTGTAAATAGGATTGAAATCTGCCATACTCTCAATCTCTATCATGTCAGGCTTCTTCTCGTAGCTGCGCATGGATACAGGATTGCCACCCATGTTCAGATACAATACTGGAGCTGTACGTGGATCCATTGCCGCTGTGCCTACGAAGCGTGTCTTACCTGTTCCTGGATCTCCGTAGATAAGCATCTTCAGATGTTCACTATCAATTTCCGTTTTCTTCATTCAGTGCCTCCTGTTCTTCATCATAGTTGATTCTGATACGATAGTCATCTGCGAGCATCTGTTCTGCCTCGTGAAACTGTCTGCGTGACATAGCGATGCAAGGATTTCTGAATAGACACCAGTTACAGTTGATGACACCTGGTGCTGGATAGATTGCTGTACGAGGGTCAATCATCTCTCTTGCCGTAGCTGCTAACTGGTCGATAAGCTGGTCGAGAGTTGCTTGAGACTTCTTTACAGGTATACGGGCGAAGAATTGTTTCTTAGGATCGTCCTGAAGTTGCTGGATGAACTCGCCAAATAAGTCTTCCTTATCGTCCTGTGACATCTGCGGGTAAGTCGAGTCAACCGTTTGCTTGTACCATTCCCACGAAGTGTCTACACTCTTGTCTTTGGACAACTCTCCACTCTTGAGTATCTTAGGAGTAGTAGGAAGTTTCTTCCGCATAATATTGTAGAGGACACCTTCGACTGGTCTGCCGAAGACCTTGCTCGCGGCATAAGTGTACAAGCCTGACTGTTCATCATTCGCCAGCGACTTCTGTAACTCGCTAATCGAACGCGCGGTCTTGTTTTCCCAGATCCAGAACTTGCCTTTGTTATCTTCAACGAGTCCATCAAACCTCCCAGCGAACGTAGCTCCAGGCAATCCCGGTATCTCAATGTCTTTGAAAGGCATTTCAAGGCTAACAAAGTTGAGGTTCTGATCAAGCCATGGACTGGTTTCTTTACTGTGGGTGTAACGCCACAAAGCGTAATGCGTAAACATACCTACCATAAGCTCTCTCTGCTCGTTTATCATTTCGAGCTCGGGTAGCATAATGGGTTGGGTCCATGTCTTCGTTTCCTTGTCAATGAACTGGTCAAGACTAGGAATCAAAGTCGTCACGTCTCCATGGTTACGATACATCTGTTGTAAACAATGATGCACCGCTCTGCCTGTGAAGAACGGAACGTATGGAACATTAGGTTCTAGATTACGTTTGAGATGGGAACTGAAGTTCCATTTGTAGCGACATGCCTTGTAACTTCGAACGTCGCTTATGTGAATTTCTATGGGTTGTGGGTCTGCCATCGTCGGCCTCCTTGGCCATTTTGATTATCAGGGCTAGTGTTTTGTATGGGTACCGTTGATACGGTTTATAGTTAGCTATCTTGCGTACTACCTCTTGAGAGGTCATCTTCTTTTCTCATTTCTGCAATCAGCTCACCTGCATGTTCCTGGTTCTGTTCCACTAGGAACGCTGCTGCTGATGCCGCTAATGCTTCTTCCTCAGCTACTTGCTCACGAATCTCAACTTCTGCAGCGGACTGAAGAGTATTGACCCGATCAACCAATTGATGGACGAACTTCGTCTGAGGAACGACTGTAGCTAATGCTACTCGAGACGTTGCTATGAACATGTCGTTGACTATCTCTTCCATACGATGATACTGGTGGAGAATGTTTTCGACTTCTTCCGGATGATGACTGACGGCATGCTCAACCAACCACTTGATGCCTTCCTTCTCATTCGAAGAATGTATCTGATGGCACGTTTGACACTCATAAGGCATAATCATTTGATTAGCTTTCCTTTACTGGAGACTAGGTCTCCCGCTACGATATTGGCCAATGAAAGAAGCTCTTTTAGATGTGACCACTTCTCAGGGTCTTCATCTCGCTCTGGAGCTAGTGATGCTTCATTCACCATAGTCTCCATACTCTTGATGGTGCTACGTACTAGGTTGATCTTTTCTTTTTGCATTACCTAAGCTCCTCCAATCGAAATATAGTGCAACTATGTCCACGTAAATACATTAGAGCTGCTCGCCAATCAGGTTCGATCGCCTCTCCCGATAGACTTAGAATCTGACTAGCGCTGTCAATGAGAATCGTACTGTTACTTATTCCTTTGAGCGAATAAGGGTTACTAGTAGGAACGAACCGAAAAGCTCTGAAGCCTTCAACATCTGTACTCAACGCCTCCGCAATCTGTCTACCACGACGAACGTTATCAACTATGATT